GGGATAGACTAAAAGGACAATTAGATGGCGTTTAATAGTTCAATTTATTATGTCTATGAGCATTTAAAGCCAAATACATCTATACCTTTTTATGTTGGTAAGGGTAAAAAGAATAGAGCATATTCTACAGATGGTAGAAATATCTTTTGGAAAAGAGTGGTTGAAAAATACAAAGGTTTTGAAGTTAAATTATTGATAGAAAATATTGACGAAGAGTTAGCATTTTTAGTAGAGCAAGAACGTATAGACCAATTAAAACGTTTAAATATTAGATTATGTAATTTAACAAATGGTGGTGAAGGTCCTTCAGGACAAAAATTTTCACAAGAAACTTTACAAAAATTATCTGAAGCTAGAAAAGGTAAAAAGAAAAGTAAAGAGTGGAAAGATAAAATATCTTTATCTAATACAGGTAAGGTAAGAACTTTGGCAATGAATAAAAGAATGAGTGACTTAAAGAAAAAGTCAGTTATGTGTATCAATACGAATCAAGTATTTCCAAGCGCTATAGAAGCTGGAAAATATTTTAATATTCATCCATCTTGTATTACTAGAGTTTGTAGAGGTCAAAGAAAATCTACTAAAAAATTACAATGGAAATACATAAATAATAAGGAATGTAAATGAGTTTTGCAAATTACACTAGCTTCGTGACAGTCGTAGAAAATTACTTAGCACGAACAGACTTATCATCACAGATACCTGACTTCATTCAAATGGCACAATACAGAATGACTAGGGATTTACGCACACAAAAGATGTTAAGTTCTACTACTTTATCTTTGTCATCAGGCACAGTAGCATTTCCTAGCGACATATTAGAAGTAAGAGAGATACATATACAGGGTAATCCTGTTATTAGATTAGAGTATCAGTCACCTGATTTATTCTTTAGAGATGGTCAAACCACATTATCAGGTATGCCACATTACTTTACAATGATTGGTTCAAACTTCCAATTTGCACCTGCACCCGACTCTACAATGACACTTAGCTTATTGTATTATGCACAACCTACATTTATCTCTACAACAACAGCAAGTAACATCTATCTAGCCAACTATCCAGATGCTTTACTATACGCAACACTAGCAGAAGCAGAGCCATATTTAATGAATGATGCACGTGTTCAAACATGGTCAGCATTGTATGACAGAGCTATTGCAAACATTAAAACTAATGACTTGGGTGCAACATACCCATACACAACTATAAGCGTCACACCAAGATAAAGGATAAAAGATGGCAAAGACAAAAATTAGTGAATATTCAGCAACCCCAGCAAACAATACAGATATTAGTAATATTAACATTGCTGAAGGATGTTCACCTGCAAACGTAAACAATGCTATTCGTTCTTTAATGGCACAAATTAAAGACTTACAAGCAGGAACTTCAGGTGATACTATTCCTGTTACAGCAGGTGGTACAGGTTCTGGTACTGCAAGTGCAGCTAGAACTGCATTAGGTTTAGTGATTGGCACAGATGTTCAGGCTTATGATGCAAATACAGTTTTTGATGATGTAGCAACTAATTTTACTGCTAAACAAACATTCACAGGTTCATCTTCAATCATATCATCTAAATTTGTTAATGCTTTAGAAGGTGTTACAGTATCAGCAACAGCAGCTACTGGCACTATTAACTATGATGCTACTACACAATCTATTCTTTATTACACAACTAACGCAAGTGCAAACTGGACTGTAAACTTTAGAGCATCTAGTGGTACAAGTTTAAATACTGCAATGGCTACAGGTGAGTCTATTACAGTTGTATTTTTAGTTACACAAGGTTCTACAGCTTATTACAATAACGTAGTTCAGGTAGACGGAACAAATGTTACACCTAAATGGCAAGGCGGTGCAGCACCTACAGCAGGTAATATTAATAGCGTAGATGCTTACTCATATTCTATTATTAAAACAGGTTCAGCAACCTTTACAGTTTTAGCCTCACAAGTTCAATTTCAGTAGGATAAAAAATGCCTTTTTTAGCTAGAAAAGCCGTAACTGCAGCACAAAGTTTTGGGCTAACTTCATCACAGTATAAACCAGGCTCACAAACCTTTACGTCTAGTGGTTCATTTACTGTTCCTGTAGATGTTAGAAGTCTTACTATTACCATGAGTGGTGCTAGTGGAGGAGGAGGTGGCGGAGCTACTGGAAATGGATTATCAGGAGGCACTTCTTATAAAGACATAAGAACTATTACTGTTACTCCTAGAGAAGTACTTACAATTACAGTAGGTGCTGGTGGTCAAGGCGGTAGGTCAGGTATTCCAAACTGCGGAAGTAATGGTACAACATGGGAAGCAGTTAATGCAGATACATCTCAAACAAGAGGATTAGGTGGCGCTGGATATGTTGCAGGTGGACGAGGTTCTGGTAGTAGCTGCCCTAATTCATTTAATTCTACAGCTGGCTGGGCTGGTGGTGGTGGTGGCTCTAGTGCTTATGTTTATTCAGGCGGAACAGTTATTGCTGGTGGTGGTGCTGGTGGCAATTCTGGAGCAAGTTACGGAGGGAATTTTGGTACAGGCGGTACTGGCGGAAATTCTACAAGCGGTAATCAAGGTGCTACAGGTGTAGCAGGTGGTGCTGGTCAAGCAGCTACATTGTCTGGTGGATATGGAACAGATGGCTCTACAGGTTCTGTAGCTATTGTATGGTAAATTATAAAGAGTCAGTTGAATTTATTAATGCTCACAAAGACAAGTTAAGAGGAGTTATTATGACTACTTTAAGTTGCAGAGCTTGTGAAAATATTGTAAATATATTTAATAACTCTACTATACCATTTGTTGTATTAAATGCAAATTCAGAAGACCTGATTTATAAACCTGCAGGATATCCACAAACACATTTGTTTTCTGAAAATAATAACTGTTACACAAGATATGATGTATTTGACTCCAGAATGTTTTATGAATGGATAGATAAAATTAAAGATTGGGAAGATAAAGTATGACAACGCAACGCATACAATTTAAAGACTGGTTACCTGACCAACCTAGTATCCTAGACACAGTATCAGAAGCTAATAATGTCATTCCTTTAGCGATAGGATATGGTCCATTTAAGTCAGCAGTAAACTATTCAGGTGCAGCTACAGAAGCACTTACTAATTGTTTTGCAGCTAAAGTAAATGCAGACGTATCTATATTTGCAGGCGGTCTTACTAAACTATTTAAAGTGTCTGCTACAGACTTATCTATGGAAGATGTATCTAAAGTAGGTGGATACACAGGTGTTAATAGATGGCAATTTGTGCAGTTTGGCAATTATGCTTTAGCTTCTAATGGTTCTGAAAAAATACAATATTATGATGTAAACTCATCTACAGACTTTGCAGATTTAGCAGCAGCAGCTCCAGTAGCTAAATACATTACAGTAGTTCGTGATTTTGTAGTAGGTGCTAATATAGGTGCTGGTACATATCCATCACGTGTAAACTGGTCAGATATTAATGACCCAACAGATTGGACACCAGGAGCAGCATCACAATCAGACTTCCAAGAACTTCCTGACGGTGGTGACATAACAGGTCTTACAGGTGGAGAGTTTGGTATAGTATTCCTAGAAAAAGCCATTGTGCGTATGTCATATATTGGCTCACCATTATTCTTTCAGTTTGACACTATTTCTCGTAACATAGGTTGCGTAGAGGGTGGCTCTATAGCTCAATACGGTGGAGTATCATACTTCTTATCAGATGATGGTTTCTATTCATGTAACGGTCAACAAGTTACAGGTATTGGTTCAGAAAAAGTAGACAGATACTTTTATGCTAATGCAAACATTGGTGATATAGATTCTATATCAGCAGCAATAGACCCAGAACGTAATTTAGTTATTTGGAATTACACAACTGTTTCTGGTAATAGAGCATTAATTATATATAACTTTGAAACACAAAAATGGTGTGAAGCTGATACAGATGTAAATGTTTTATCTACTCTTGCTACATCAGGAACATCTTTAGACGGTATAGATTCTGCATACAACGTAACAGCAGGTTCTTTTGTAGCCACAAAACAATATACAATTAGAAGCGTAGGTACAACAGATTATACACTTATTGGTGCGGTTGCAAATACTGTAGGCGTATTATTTACAGCCACAGGTGTGGGTTCAGGCACAGGTGTTGCTGTTGATATGGCAGCAAGTGCAGCAGCACTTAAAACTGTAGATTCACTTACAACTACAATGGATGACAGACTATACGCAGGTGGTAAATTTCTATTTGGTGGTGTTCGTGATACTAGAATTATTACATTCACAGGAACTAACGCTACAGGCTCTATTATTACTAACGACTTAGAATATGGTTATAACTCTGTGCTTACTCTTATTAGACCTTCTGTAGGTAATGGCTCTGCAAGCGTTTCTGTGGCTTCTAGACGTATGTTAGATGACACTATTACTTATGGTGCTACAGTCACAGCAACAGAAGAAGATAGATGTTCTGTAAGAAGTGCAGGTCGTTATCATAGAGTCAGCCTTACCCCTACCGGTGCTAACTGGTTATCAGCTATTGGCATGGATATAGATTACTCTGAACAAGGAACGAGATAATGGCTCGTGATATGTACCGTAAACTGCCTTGGACAGGTGGTGATGCTAGAAGTGTAGCAGAAATTGTAAACAACCTTGTAGAAGGTAAGTCTAACAACACAGGTGATATTACTTTAGTAGCAGGTGGTGCTTCATCTACCACTATCTATGATGAACGTATAGGTTTTAATTCTTATATTGGACTAGAACCTAAAACACAAACGTCAGCTAGTACATACTTCCCATACGGTGCGTTTCAAGATACAACAGACCAAAGTATAGCGACTATAACAGCTACAGCAAACATTAGTCTTGATACTACAGACTATTCTTTAGGCACAAGTTTAGTAGATGGATACAAAGTAAAAGTAGACTATTCTGGTCTTTATAATGTGCAGTTTAGTATTCAATTTGTTAATACTGATAATGCTCA